TGCGCAACCACTTTGACATCGCCAATGTGCCGTGCCGCGTCATCAATGCCATCGGCTTCTCATCGTCGATGACCAAGGTCAACACCTTTGGTTCTGGCCACGTCATGACGACGGAGTGGACGATTACGGACATCGCACTCATACGCAAAGCGGGCATGGGGCTTGGACTGAAAGACATTCAACCCGACCTCCAAGGCTACCTCGCAGCGTACCACGATGCGGTGCGCACCCTGGTGGCGAATCGGTGGACGTTGACACGGTGCCAGCTACGGTCGTCGGTGCTGGAGTGGCCGCAGGCGTCGGGTGCGTGGCATGACGCAGTGACGGCGACTTTGACCATATCGGAAATCATCGAATAGGAGACTACACATGGCACAGACATCAACCGCTGTAAATGGTGCCGCCGCCACGGTCAGCATCTACTCCAGCGGCGCATACGTGGACATCAGCGGGTCATCGCAAAGCGTCGATGCGGTCACTGCGACCGTGACGACGGGCGAGGCCTATACCTTCGACGGCAACTATGCCATCACCACCATCGGAAAGTACGAGCCCGTCGAAGTGACGGTGAACATCGTCTACACCGAGACATCGAATGAGGCGTGGCAGCTTGCTCGCGCGCTCTTCGAAGGACGCACGGCCACACAGGTCAAGTGGGTACCCCTTGGCGCTGCGAGCGGTGCCGACACCTACGAGACAAAGACCGTAGGCTACATCACATCCATCGACTACCCACCCATCGACGCTTCAAGCGCTGGACCAATCATGGTCAGCTTCACCGTGCGTGCGCCTGGCATTACCTACACCAGCGTCACGTAGTTCAGAGGGCAGGGCGGAGGTCACGGCATCGCCTCCGCCTCGCCATGATGCCGAAGATGCCGAGGAGATGCCATGTATACGATTGATGCCGACAAAGTGACCATCCGCGACATGATCGCACTGCAAAAAATCGGGGGCGACATTGAATTGGCCATGCCCATCCTGCGCAAGTGCGTCATCGTTGACGATGGACGAGAAATCGAGGACTTGCCTGCACGGCACCTGCGTATCATCATGCAGGAGCTGTCGAAGCGCCTCGGCGCCGACGCCTCACTGGGAAACTAAAGGCGCAGACGATGGCGCACCTCTGGACGTCATCGCCTGCACCACTGGAATACATCGAACTCATTTTGTGTCGTGATGTGTATCACTGTCCGCCGTCACATCTGCCGCCGTGGCACATCTGCCAGCAGGCACTCACGATGATGCAGGTCGAGGCGGATGTGAGAAAGCGAAGGAATCGTGGCTGAAGAAACGGTCATTATACGATTTACTGGCGATGCGTCGAGCGTTGAGTCCGCCGCCGACCAAGCCTCGAAAGCCGTTGACGGACTATCGAAGACTGCAAAGTCGGCAGGCAGCGGCTTCGATGTTCTTGGCGAAATCGCCACCGGTGCGATGCGTCGCATCGGCGAAGCCGCCATCAATGCGGTCGGCACAGGGCTGTCGATGATTGGCAACGTTATCGGCGACAGCATCAAAGAGGCGACGGAGTTTCAAAATGTGTTTGCACAGACCCAAGCCGTCATCGAATCCACGGGTGCGGCGGCGGGATTCACTGCCGAGGAGATGGCAGGCTTAGCCAGCGACCTCAGCGCCGCATCGGGCATGTCACTGTTCAGCGACGACGCCATCCTCGGCGCCACCAATGTGCTGGCCACATTCAAAGAAATCAAGGGTGTGCAATTCGAGGACGCTACGGCGGCAATCCTTGATATGTCCCAAGCCATGGGCATGGATTTGCAGTCGGCGACGGTGCAGGTCGGCAAAGCACTCAATGACCCCATCGGCGGAATCAGCGCACTCAGTCGTGTCGGTGTGCAGTTCACCGAAGACCAAAAGGCGATGATCGAGGAGATGGTCGCATTGGGCGACGTCGCAGGGGCGCAAGAGCTTATCCTCGGTGAACTCAATTCGCAGTTCGGTGGCAGTGCGGCGGCGGCGGTCAATACCTACGCTGGCCAGATGAAAGTCTTAGAAGAGCAATTCAACGACGTCAAGCAGGGCATCGGCGAGGCGCTGCTGCCCATCCTGCAAGAGCTTGGGCGCTTTGCAGTGCAGTACGTCGTGCCAGCGGTCGAACAGATGGCGGCGGCGTTCACGACGTGGCTCAATTCAGTGGACTGGGTTGGACTGATGTCACTCTTCGAGACCATCTTCACTGCCATCTCCGATTCCATCACCAGCGTAGACTGGGACGGAATCTTTGCATCGATTGGCGACGCCGTCGGCACCGTGATGGAGACGTTTCAGACACTGCGTGCTGTCTTCTACCAAGTACTCGGCGCCATCACGACACAGATTGACATCTTCTGGGGCATCGTTGGGCCAGTATGGACACAACTCGTTGCCGTCTTTGAGGAGGCATCGAGACAACTCCAGCCCCTCGGCGATATCCTTAAAGAAACATTCGGCGGCATCGAGGAGCAAAGCCAAGCCATGGCGCCCATCGGCGAGTTCCTTGGTCACATCGTCAAAGCCGTTCTCAACGTGGTCGGGGTCTTAGTGCAGGTCTTGGTGCCCATCATCAAATTCGTCTTCCCGCTTATGGTGGACTACGTCAAAGACGTCATTCAAAACTTCATGAATCTGTACAATGCGATTCAATACGTCTTCTCTGGCCAACTAAGTCGTGACATCTCGACATGGTGGACCAACACGATCAACAGCATCGTCAACTCCATCAACACCGTCATCACGAAGGCGACGCAGATGGGCAGGGATATCATGGGCGGCATCATCAGCGGCGTCGAATCCATGGCGCAAAAACTCCGTGATACCTTTGCATCTATCGTCAATGGGGCGGTGACCTGGCTAAAGAATCTGCTGGGCATTCGGTCTCCATCGAAGCTTTTCGCTGATGCCATCGGACAGCCCATTGGCCAAGGCATCGCGGCGGGCATCGTCGCATCGGCGCCGTCCATCGCTGGCGCACTTGGTGGCACCATCGGAGCGGCGACGGCAGCAACCCAGCAGACGGTGCAAAACTTTTACCTCACCGCCAACTACGCAACGGCACAGTCGCAGTCGGATATCATGACCGATGTGCGCACGATGCAATTACTCGCAGGGGGTGTCTAAGTGGCATACTCACTGACCTACTCCGTTGGTGGCACGACGTACACGCTGTCAGGCTACGACGCCACCACGGGCATGACCATCAACTACATGGGTGACCAAGGCTTCGGTATGGCGCCGATGCACCGCATTACCCAGCGCGGACCACTGCAGCAGGGTGACAGTGACATTGATTTTCGCCTTGACCCGCGGGTGCTGCAGGTGCCGCTCTTCGTCGATGCGACGACCATCGCAGAGCACTACGCCGTGCGGGCAAAGCTGATGCAGATTTTTACGCCGTCCAACATCGTCGGCACGTTGACCGTGACGGTGGACTCATTCGTACGCAGTATCGATGTCGAGGTGCTCGGTGGACTGACGATGGACATCGATGTGAAAGCGGGCTACAGCGTGCGTGCCGTGGTGCAACTCCGTGCCGCCGACCCGACATGGTACGACCCGACACCGCAGGTTATCACGCTGACACCGTCGATTGCGGGCACCGCCTTCGCCATCCCGATGGCCATACCGCTGACCATGGGTACGGCGTCGATTAACTCGACGACCACGGTGTCCTACGATGGCACGTGGCTGAGCTACCCCATCATTACGGCCATCGGTCCCATTACTGGGCTAAGCATCACGAACAACACGACGGGCGATGTCATCAGTCTCGGCGCCGTGGCAATCGGTGCGGGTACGACGTACATCATTGACCTGCGCTACGGCTACAAGACGGTGAAGACGACGGCGGGGGTGAACAAAATCGCCGACGTGACGGCGGGGTCAAACTTGGCGACCTTTGCGATTGTGCCAGCACCGACGGCGACGGGTGGCGTCAACTCCATCACGGTCACCTCGTCATCGTCATCGTCACCGGCGGAAGTATCACTCACGTACTATACACGCTACATTGGCATATAGGAGGCTCAAATGGCAAGCACTGAACGATCTTTGGGATGGGCAACGTCGGGCACCGGAGACGGTCCCGCAGGTGGCTACGATTCTACTCGCTGGCGTGCCAACGCACAAAAGTCGGACGGCACGGGCATCACGCTGTTCGGCTCATACATGGCGATGAGTGGCACGACGACATCGACGCTGACCATCGCGGATGGCGCAATCATCATCAACGGCTACACCTACGAGACCAACGGGTCGGTCACGATTTCGACCTCGGGACTCACTGGCACCTACAGCGTGATTGTTGTGGCCAACTCCACGGCGGGCACGGTGGCGGTGACACAGACCGGCGCTGGGGGCACCACGATTGCAGCATCGACGGTGCGGGCGGCGATTGCGACGGCGGCACAGGTCACGACCATCACTACGGCGGTCGGTGCTGCCAACGTCATCACGCTGGGCACCATCGTCACCGCCGCCGGTGTCATCTCATCGATTACACCAGCATATCCGTATAGCACCTCGCTGCAGGTGCCGTCGCAGGTCTACGGCTCAATGTATGCACCTGGTGTCACTAGCATTCCCAACGTCACCTCGACGACGGTGCTCTGGGCGACGACGGCGACGTCAGGCGAGGGCATCATCACTGCCAACGGCGCCACAGGGGAGTTCACCGTCGCACTTGCGGGCATCTACCAGGTCGATGGACGTGTCGTATGGGACAGCAACACCGCAGGCGTGCGCCACATCCAAGTCGGCGGCACTGGCTTCACCTACGGAAGCATCGACGCACAGTACGAGTCGATGCTGGCCACAAATCTTACCTACGGACTGGCGATGCAGATGAGCGGCACCATTGCACTCAATGCGGGGGCGACGGTCAAGCTTGCGGTGTATCAGTCCAGTGGGTCAGCACGCACCATCACCGATGGCATCCTTAAAATTGTGAGACTCTAGCATGGCACCGCAGTACGTTGTCCAGGTCTACACCTCGACGGGGACACTGCAAGCCACCGTCGTGGACTACCTCGCACTGAAAATTCAGCGCATCGTCAACGGCATCGATGGGCTGACGATTTCGCTGGGTGGCACGTCGCCCAGTGCACAGTACATCAGCTATGGCGCCATCATCGAGGTGTACCGTAGTGACACAGCGGCGGGCATCGTCAGCTATCGTGAGTTTGCCGGCGTCATTCGTGACATCACGCAGACCATCACCGACCAGACCATCTACCAAGTCGTCGCCGTGGGGTGGAATGCGTTGCTCGCTGATCGCCAAGTCGCCTACTACGCCGGCGTCGCCAATCGCACACAGTTCACCGCGCAACCCAGCGAAACGATTCTGAAAACGCTGTGGAACTATAACGTGAGCACATCGGCCACCACGGCGAATGGGCGCTTTTTGTCTGGCGTACTGACTGGCGCATCGGCGGCGACGTCGGGTGGTGCGGGCACATCGCAGTCAATCAGCGTTGCCCAGCTCAATCTGCTCGTGGCGATGCAACGAGTACAGCTTGGGGCGGGCGGTGATTTCGCCGTGGTGTACACCGCCCCTGCAACGTGGGCGTTCACCTGGTACACGGGACAGCTGGGCACCGACCGCACGGCATCGGTGATTTTCAGTGTGGCCACTGGCACCATCGGCAAGCTCGTTGTGCGCACCGCACGCATCGACGACGTCACCGCCGTCATCGTCGCAGGGCAAGGCGAGGGCAGTGCTCGTGCCATCGTGACCCGTCCTGCATCACTGCCCACGGGGCTCGACCTGCGTGAAGGCTACGTCGATGCCCGCAATCAAAAGGCGACGGCGGAGTATCAGCAGGTCGGTACGGCGCTTATTACGCAGTATGAGCGCCAGCGCACCACGGTGGCGGCGTCGGTGCTGCAAAGCGATGCGCTGCGTTATGGCCGAGAATATTTCTTCGGTGATCTGGTCAGTGTGTACACGGGGTCAGCCACCGTGACCCGCAAGATTTCGTCGATTGAGCTCAGTGTCAGCACTGAGGGAGCGGAGAGCATCAATGTCGGACTCAGTCCTAACTAGCGTTACCCGCACCGCACAGGCGGTCGGTGATCTGACACGCCAAGAGCGCCCCGCGGCGGCCATCACGTTGACGCGGTCGGCGACGCTGGCGATTGCGACGACGGGCACACTGATTACATGGCAGACACAGACGCGCGGTCAGGGCATCACGTGGTCAACCACGGACATCACGATACCGACGGCGGGCTACTACCTCATCCAGGTGCGTCTCGCCACGGCAGCGAGTGTCACGATGCCGATACAGGTCACGGTCAACGGCACGGCGCTGGGGTACTTCGCTAACACCTTTGTGGCCACCACGTACCACACGGGCACGACCATGCGCTACCATGCCACTGGCGATGTCGTTCAAATTCGTCTGCTGCCATCGGCGAATACCACGCTGAATCAGGCAGCGGAAAACACGTTGACGGAATCGCCGTTCCTGCACATCGCACAGTTGACCAGCGTGGTCACCTAGGGTATACTGCACCTGGACATCTGAGACACTCCGCATGGACACCGCCGAGCGCACACGGCGGTGTTCGTGTATACACCGACCCCCACACCGTTGCTCGAGACAGTGTGGGGGTCGATGCCGTTATTTAGTGCATCTCCGTCGAAAGGAACTCAAAACCAGAGACTCACCAAGAGCAGTATACCACGATTTTGGCTGTAATTTTTCTGTCATGAAAATATCAGGTAATTATCAGGTAAATAGTTGCATAAATGATATTACTCGTGATATACTACGTGCATGAGGTTGAACGCGAGAGTCAACCGAACGCCACAGAAAGGGAACGACGATGAACAAGCCAATCCGCTACAGCAACAGCCAACAGAAAAAGCTCGACCACCTGTTCTTTTGTCACGCCGCTGCAATTCAGACCAGCAACACCGCCCGCGCCGAAGCGTTGATGGTCGAGATTGATGCACTCCGCGCCAAAGTCGCCGCCAACAAGGCTCGCGCCGCTGCCAGCGCCGAGGCGCGCCGCCAAGCCAGTCGCGAGAAGTGGCTCCAAGAGCAAATGGAGATTGCCGCCGCCGCCGAAGCGCAGCGCCAAGCAAGCCGCAGCAAGTAAGACGAAACTGGCGCCTTGATCTTCTCGGTGCCAGTCTGGCGGTGATGCCGCCACTGATGAGTCTGGAATGTCAGGTAATGCACGGTGACCGAATCCGTGGTTGTGGCAAAGAAAGCAATCAGTGAGTCCCAGGGGTGACTGACGGTACACAGGGAAATACGCTGTGCGTTGCTCGCTTAGTACGCAGCGGTCACCACTGGGAACATTGGCCAAACGACGAAAGGAACTGAGATGACCGACACCACACAACGTCCCGCCGACCGCAATGAGCAACGCTACCTCGCCTCGATGTTCTGCTGGAACATGGCACTCGATGCAGGCACCAAGGCGCTACGCTGCAGCGAGGCAGGCGACGACGAAGGCGCCAAGCGCTGGGCGATGACAGTGCATCACTACCTGAAGAACTACGCGCGGTTGCAGTACGGCAACGAGTAAGACGAAACCGACGGGGCGTGCGATGCCCCACGGTCTGGCGGTGATGCCGCCACTGATGAGTCTAGTGAAAGGAACTGAGATGGAAGGCAAGTACAACGCACACTTTCGGGAGTCATGGGGTATCGATGACCAAACCATGGTCGTCATCGAGTACACCAAGGCGCACGGGTCGCACACGTGGCACATCCACGCCATGCTCGATGTCGGTCATGCGGGCGTCGATATCCTGCGTACGCAGGCGTCGTCACGTAACGCCGTGGAATTCGACGCCATGCTGCGGTTCGCACGCCAAGAAGTCGAAGCGCGGCTCAGCGCCATTGCGGCGCGCGTCGCACGTACAGGGGGCAACCATGTGGAGTGACATTGTGCTGATCGTGGCGTTCGTGATTCTTTGGCCACTGCTCTGTGCAGTCGCCGACAAAGTGAGGGGGAAGCGATGACGGAGTTACTCGTGGGGTTGGGACTCATGGCAGGCGTAGTCGGTGCCAGCATCTCGCTGGTCCAGCTGATGCACTGGTCAGAGCAGAAGCGCGCGGAGCTACTCCGGCGCACGGTGATGCAGGCGTTTCGTGAGGGCTACGATGTCCGCAAGAGTGAGGAGATGCAGTGATGACAGAGCAACGCTTAGTGTATCGCAAAGTGGGCGATGTGGAGGCATGGATGAGTGTGGCCGATGACGGCATCGAGGTGACGGTGTACGACGCCTCGACCCAGCAGTGGACACGCACGCTGGTGAAGTCGTTCTCCACGGCGTATGCCATGGTCAACGAGGCGGCTGGCGTCGGTGCGCAGCGACTGGCGGAGGTGTACCGTGGGGTATAATCCGGAGTACACGAAGACCGTCATCCAGTACCCCAAAGCCACCGCAGAGCACATCAAAATCATCCAGCGGTACTACCATGAGGTGGACGGGGTGAAACTCCCCAAAAGCGAAGTGTTCCGACGGGCAGTCCTGATTCTGGCCAATGAGATCAAGAAGAGCGAAGAGAAAGCGAAGGATGTGCGATGAGTAACGATTTTAACTTGGATGGATTCGAGTACACGCCAGATAGCACGCAGCGCAACGCCGAGATGTACCCGCGCATCTGGTGGTACAACGGGGCAAAGCAGGCACAGACCGCAGGGCACTTCTACACCACCGAACGGGAATTCCCCACGGCGCCCTCTGGTTGGGCTCAGGTGGAGCGCTACGACGACGAGGTAGGTTACACCACGGATTCGGTGCGCATCGCCGTGATACGCAAGCGGAGCCAAGCCTACAGCGAAGACCGCTCATCGGGCATGACGGTCAAGACGTGGCACGAGCACTACAAGTTCAATTCGGGGTACCGCATCTACACGGAGCTGCTGTGTCTCGTCGAGGGCATCGACGAACCCGTCGTCTGGGTCGTCAAGGGCATGACGGGCAAAGCGGTCACGGGGCGCAAGACGGGACTGCTTGACGGATTCAACGAGGCGGTGTTGAAGCCAGCCGTCGCACTCTGGAAGCGCGGTGCCATGCCGTCGTGGGCGTTCTGGATGCCCGTGGCAGGGGCGAAGACCGACAAGGGCAAGCCGGTGTACACTGACACTGGCTTCGGGTCGCACGTCACCCTGCCGACGCTGGCATTGCCGGCCACCGTAGACCGTGATGCACTCAAGGGGCTGTACATTGGGCGTGACCTGCTCGACTACGGACTCGAGGTGTACAAAGCATCGGCGGAGTGGCAGAAGACCTTGCGCACCAACGAAGCGCCAGCCACGCCAGCGCCACAACCCAATGATGATAGCGTCGAGCCATTCTAGGCCAGACCATAGGGCGGGGCGGTGCACACGCATCGCCTCGCCAAGGAGGACAGTGATGAAGCGTAAAAAGAAAATCAGTGTGTACGATGCGAACAAGCTTTCGACGGTCATCGCGTTGCTGTGCACGAAACGGTCGCCAAAGTATAAGACCATGATCATGGCATTCGAGGATGGAACATTCATCAACGGAAAATCACATCTGGAGTATGTCAACACGCAGAAGCTCGCCGAGTATGCCGAGGAAATTCAAGGGATGGATGACGAGCTACTCGCAGTAGCAAAGCGCGGCGCACAAGAGGCAATCGAGCGCTACATCTATGGAGGACAGTGATGAAAGTCGAGGTCAATGACGTGGTCTACACCGTCGAAGCCAAGGGGCGAGCGCAAGCAGTGCGTCGCGCCGCGGAGCTGGCAACCAAGTCTCCAGCGGGGACAGCGAAGCAACCGACGTTCCGTGGCTTCATACCACACGGCGTCGTGTACAGCGTCGAGGTCAATGGGGTACGGATGTCAGCCATCGTCCGCAATGGGGGTGAGTGATGAGTGACCAAGAAACGCCGTACGAGGTATATCGCATCGGCGCAAACGCGGCGCGCTTTTACTATGCCAAGAGCGGACTTCACGCCACGCTGCATGATGTAAACATCGTGCTATCGAATATGCAGTACAAGCATGGGAACAAATTCTACGACATACACTGCGTCTATGGTGATGACACTGTGACATGTCTACATGAACATGAGTGGGCGATTGGTGGCACACTATCCAGTGCCATTGCCACCATACGCAAGCTCTCATCACTTGACGCATATCACATGGGATTGAGCGTGGCATTTCATGCAGATACCTCGCGCACCTATGAGACATATGCAGGATACATTCGAGTGATGTACTCGCATGATCGCAAGCTCTTCTGCTATTTTCATGCTGAGGATTATAGCGACATTCCTGATGTAGAGTGGCGATATAAGCAGGATGCAGCGGGATTATTTGCACTTGGACATGGCGTGTATCAAAGTGCGTTTTTCAAAGCAGGCAAGGCACATCTACGCAGGATATTGAGCTGTATTGAGGAAGCATCATTATGACCTACATCCAAGACGGCTACACCGTCGAAATCAAAGCCAATGTGTTTGGCTTCGTCGTCTACGTGACATCGCCAGACGACGACGTCCGACGCGCGGAGGGAAATTGGGTCTTCATGGAGGGTGCGGTGGCAGCGGCGTCTCGCACCATCGAGGCGATGAAGAAAGAGGCGAGGGATCTGTCGGAGTCTTGACGCATCTGCTACGATGGATATGAGGAGACACGATGGCACCCAAGCGACGCACCCCCAACGCAGGCACTACACCACAGATACACCTTCGCCTGTCGGCGTATCTGACCACGGCGCTGTCTGCACTGGCCACCCTTCGCCAGCAATCGCGGAACGCCGTCATCGTGTCCCTCTTAACCAAAGCACTCCGAGAAGCGTACAAAGAGTATCTCACCAGCGATGCATGGAAGGCGAAGCGCAAAGCGGTGCTCATTCGTGACGGGCTACGCTGCCAGATCTGCGGCCACGACAAGAATCTCCATGTGCACCACATCACCTACGAGCGCATCTACGCCGAAGACCTCGACGACCTCATCACCGTCTGCCAACGCTGTCACGAGAAGGTACATAGCAAAACATCGTAGCTAGACTGGCTAGACGATGGAGTATTCGTTGGCTTGACAATGTGGTATAATGATAGTCCAAACATAGAGAGGATAGACCATGGGACGACGACGAAAAGACGCACCACCGACGCCGCCGATTCAGTCGGTGCATGTGCGCATACCGCTGCCGATGCTTCGTATTGTCGGCGCACTGGCAGACAAGAAAAAACAGAGCCGCAACACAATCATCGTGGACATTTTGGCCAAGGCGACGAAGCGGTATATGAAGGACGAGGTGCAAGGATGACGTACAAAGTATATTGCATTGAACATTTGGACACGGGTATGAAGTACATTGGCATCACTGGTGATGAATTGCGTATTCGATGGCGCCAGCACTACAACGACCCCAACAGCGCTGTCTACAAGGTACTGCGACGTGATGGTCATCGCATGACAATGACGGTGCTGGAGGAAGTGACGACGAAGGATCATGCGCTACGCCTTGAGCAAGAGTATATTCGTGACATGGGCACCGCTGAGCCGTATGGATGGAATCGAAGGATAACAGCAATTAAGCCAAAGGTGTGGAATCGTATTGCAAGACCCCATTCACCCATCAGTTATCATGATGATGATACATTGAAATTATTGTGCCAAGAATGTGGCGGCGAATGGACTCATATCGAGGATATGCAGTCAATGCCCAGCGGTGAGTACAAAAGTGATTCTTGGAAGTACAGTTGTCATGTCATTACATATTGGTGTGAAGGCTGTCATGAGGATGATAAGCCATATCAAGAAATTGTCATCGGTTCGCATAAGGGTCACACATATATTCGCTGTTACTACTATGCAGAGGCGACATCATGAGCACCGCCAAAGCCGTCCTCGATGCGCTGATGCTTCGGGAAGTCGGTGAGAATCAATTCCGTGGCAATTCGCCGTTTCGTCATGGAAGCGACAGCGATTCATTCACACTGACCATTCACGACGACGAGCACGGCGCATACTATGACCACGTCGAAGGTATTGGCGGCACACTGTACGAATTGGCCAAGCGGCTCGACATCGCCATCACGTCGAAGCCCACCGATACCCGCAAGGCGCGGACCTTCGAGGACTTTGCGGCGGATCATGGCGTGACCGTCGAAGACTATCGACGAGCCGGCTGGAGTGCCACCACGTACAAGGGCAAAGCCGCCATCAGCTTCACCACCGCCACAGGGACACGCTGGCGCATCCTCAGCGCCGATGGGTCCAAATACGAGTCACAGCGGGGCTACAAAGCATCCTGGTATCGGCTTGACCACGCTGTCGTTATGGCCAATGGCGGTGGCTTCCCATTGGTGCTGTGTAACGGCGAGGCATCGACGGTGGCTGCGCAAGTGCACGGTGTGCCCGCAACGTGCATCACGGGTGGCGCTGAGCGTCAAATCCCCGAAGCATTGCTCGAAGAGCTACAACGCCAGTACACGGGTGACATCATGGTCGCTCTTGACTGCGACGACAAGGGCAAGGCCGCAGCGCGCAAACTCTACGCCCAGCTCAAAGGTGCGGGCTACGTCGTGCGCATGGTTGACCTCAACCTACCAGCGAAGGGCGACCTCGCCGACTACCTGCGCCTTTGGTCACCAGCATCGTTGTATGCGCTGGAAGACGTTGGCCAGACTGAGTACCTGACCGCACTACCCAAGACCATCTCTGCGTCGGAGATGCAACGCCATGAGCCACCGCCCATCGAGTACCTCATCGATGACCTCATGGTGCCAGGGCTGTACCTCCTTGCAGGGGCGCCGAAGTCCCGCAAGTCATTCCTCGCCTTGCATTGTGCTATCGCCGTGGCGACGGGTGGCAAAGTGTTTCAGCGATTCGAAGTACCCAAGGCGCATGGTGTCCTATACCTTGACCTTGAGATGAATTCCAACAGCGTGTGGCGTCGTATCAATGGCATGATGCCCAATGCAACGTGGCCATCACAGTTGTACTTCGGCTTTGGCGATGATTGGCCATATCGTGGCATGGATGCACTCAGCCAGCTCGATGCGTGGCTCGATGCGCACCGCCATGTGCGGGTCGTGGTCATCGACGTGCTGGCGCAATGGCGTGACCATGTTGACCCTCGCACGCCTGTCTACACCGCCGACTACGATGCACTCAAGCCCCTGCAACGATTCGCTGGCAAGCGCAACGTAGCAATCGTTGTGGTGCATCACACCAACAAGTCGAAGATCATCAAAGGCGACGACCCCTTCGATAAAATCAGCGGGTCAACGGGCATCCAAGGCGCCGTCGATGCGATGTGGCTACTCACCAAAGACCACGACAATCCGTACGCTACGATTCTCCAGACCCGTGACCGTAACATCAACGACGTCGAACGCGTGGACCTGACTTGGGATGAATTCCTTGGTGCACACGCTGTTGATCCGAAGCTTCGCCTACTCCAGTCGACCAGTGCCGAACGTCGCCAGATATACGACATCCTCAACGATGCCAGTGCCACGATGACCCCATCAGAGATTGCACAGCAGATTAGTAAGTCCGTCGATGTAGTAAAGAAACTTCTGGCCAGACTCGTACAGGATAAGCTTGTTACGAAGTCTGGGTACGGTCTCTATACTGCTGTACCTATACTAAATACCATTCACTCTGTTCACTCTGTTCATTCTATTCACTCCGTTCACTCCGTTCACTCTATGGAGAGTGATATCCAAGAGGGAATGAAGAGTGAACAAGAGGGAGTAAGAGTGAATGGGAGTGAATCAAGAGTGAACGGTGGTTCTACAGCATTGGAATCATCTGAAGTGGGCAAGAGTGAACAGAGTGAACGATTATTATATAGAGAACGAATTTTGCAGACCATCGCACGGCTTCCGATGGCTTCGCGTGTCATGACCATCGTATCGCAAATCACTGTGCGTGCGAATTGGCCAGTATACGAAGCCGTCATCGATGAGATGCTCGCCGATGGTGCGTTAGTCGCCGAAGAGCGCCAAGGATGGAAGTATATTTCAATCCGCAAGCGCATCGATGAAAAATAAGGAGGACCCAATGACCCTACGACACCCACCCGACGCCTTTCAATGTTTCGTTTGTCGTGACCGCATTGATCTGGCCAATCCGTACCCGCAGCTATGCGTGGTGCACCGCATCGATGCCAGCGCCGCGCTTCGCCAGCTCGAAGACGACGCCGATGTCCTGAACGACGCTGTAACGCCGTCGCTTATCGCACCGCACGAAGCGCGCTTCATGGCGATGCTCACCGCAGCGGCTGACCTCGAATTGCCAGGCATCCACTACGTCAAGACCAAGCGCATCGCCGAGTTCCTGCGACGGGTCGAAGCGACGGTGGCCAAAGACGACGACTTTGCGCACGTGGTGCGGACATGGTGGAACGCACGGCAGACCAAGGTGGATGCGGAGAAGTTAGCACTGCAACTCGCATGGGCGCCAGTGAGCGTCGAGATCAGAGCGGAGAAACAGCGATGACCGCATCACGAGACCAACGGGCATGGCGACCCGAGGAGATTGACATTGTGAATCGCCACGCCCACCTGACCGCCAAGGCGCTCGGTGCTATGCTTGGCCGAAGCGAGGGCGCCATCTGGAATATCCGTGGCAAGCTTCGCCATGGCACGCTGTCACTCCGACCATTGAAGCGCCATCGCCAGTCATTGGTCAAGCCACGCTGGACCAAGCGCGACTTCGATACACTGCGGATGTACTGGGGTGATTGGTCAATCCAAAAAATTGCAAGGGAACTTGGGCGCTCAGTTGAGTCTGTGCGTCAGCGTGCGTGGATGCTTGGCATTAGCCGAGAGTACGTCGATAGCATCAGCGAGTACGGCGTCGCCAGCTGGGGTGAGATGCTCGGCATTGACTTTGCAGCCATGCACGCCAATGTTAAGTCGTCGATGCCCCTGACGAGACGAGACCGTCGCTACGGCAACCGCCACATCATCAGCATCGAGACTATGACGAACTGGCTGCGTTCTGGCCATGCGTGCAAGTGCACCGTGAATTCTCAGACGCCGCAGTGGCTGGCGACGATCATCAACGAGGTCAAGGCGGAGTACATCACCGACGTTGCACTCAAGGCTATCGACGAATGGCTCGCACCGCATCACATATCAGGCATCAAGGGTATTGCCCAGATGCCACGCATGAAGCGCATCGTCAGTGGCAATGGTAGTGACGTCGAGCGTTTGTTCTGGTATAAGCGGAGTGAGGTCTACGCCCACCTCTACAACATCGCCCGCGATATCCCACGCAACATCAAAGACCCGTACATCAAGACGATTTGGCTTGCGTGGGAGTCCGTCTACGTGACGGCGTGGGAGCTGGAGCAGCACGGCGTCTATCCCACGACGACTCATCCACGTGCCATCGTGTATGGCGTGTACAATCGCCAGGAGATGGTCGAGTGGTTAAAGCGACGACGGCGCAAGGACTTTGCGGCCATCGCCCATCGCCTACGTCAAGACCCCGTCAGCTACCAAGAACTGCACGCCGACATCGAGCGACGAAAGCGAGCAGGATATTGAGACGCGCCGCCAAGATTGACCGCAACCACGTGGAAATCGTCGCCGCCCTGCGTGGTGTCGGTGCCAGTGTCCAAGACCTCGCCGCCGTGGGCAAAGGGTGCCCCGACCTGCTCGTCGGGTACCGTGGCCAGAACTTTGTCATCGAGGTCAAGGCACCGAAGGGGACTTCGACGCCAGCGCAGGTCGCATGGCACGCCGAGTGGCGCGGCGATGTTCGCATTGTGCGAAGCGTCGATGACGCATTGAAAATCATAGGAGCGATACAGTGAAAACATCGTGGTATACCATTGACGTTGAGGGCATTGATTACACACTAGAAATCCGAAACGACCGTCATCGTCCACATGCTCCTCATGCTGCATGGTTCGCTGTCCAGCATCACCTCAAGTGCAAGGTAACCGCAGTGAAGCGATGGCCACATGCAAAGGGATATTTCTACGTTGCTCAACTGGAGAATGGCAAAGCGATTTTGGTGCGAGTGCAGCGCCTTAAAGCAAAGGAGCAACTATGACCCTCATCATCGAAATCTTCATCGCACTCATCTGCCACGGCGGAGTCTGTCACGTTGACCGCCTACACATCAGCCGTGAAGCCATGGCCATCGCATCGTGTGAAAGCGGCGACGGCTACAACTTCGGCACCTATCAATTCGATGCCCGCAACGAAGTAACAGGCGACGGTGGCATGTGGCAGTTCAACGACGCCACCTACGTGTGGCTCACTGGCAAAGACCATGCAGAGCGTGACCATGTGGCCACACAGCACGCCGTCTTTGTGCGACTCTGGGATAATGGGTATGGATGGCGTCATTGGCGAAGCAGTCAGCGCTGTTGGTCGCAGTGGCTGGACATCGTCAACGACCAAGCAGTATGGAGGGAACAATGATTCTCAACGACGACCAAATTCGCCAGCGCATTGAGGCGGGCATGATTGACGGTGCCGCCATGGAGCAAGTGCGCAAAGGATCGATTAGCTACGGTGTGTCCAGCTTCGGCTATGACATGCGTGTGGCCAACGAATGGCAACTGTGGCGTGGTGACAAAGTGTCGACCATCGACCCGAAGCGTCGTGACCTCCACACCAAGCTCGATGTCAAGGTGGCGCCGACGGTCATCATTCCCCCAGGTGAATTCGCCTTGTGTCGCAGTGTCGAATACTTCGTGATTCCCGAGGATATCATGTGCATTGTCGTCGGCAAGTCCACGTATGCCCGCTGCGGTCTCATCGTCAACGTGACACCGCTCGAACCTGGGTGGGAAGGCCACGTCACCATCGAGCTAAGCAACACCGCCCCACTGCCCATCAAAGTCTACGCCTTCGAGGGCATCGCACAGGTGATGTTCTTCCAGGGCAAGCGACCACGTGCCACATATCGAGACAAATCGGGAAAGTACATGATGCAGCGTGGTGTCACGCTGCCCATCGTCGAGGAGTAACGCCATGAGCAACCAACGTCCACCCGCCGTCTACCCTAACTACCCAAGCGCAAGCTGGGAGTACATCGTCGATAAGACGGGGGCAGTCTTCCAGACCATCACAGGTCGCCTCATCGCCAATGGCCCATGGGGCGTCCGTGTGTACCGCACCGCACCCAGTGAGAAGCCGCAACTTTTGTACTTCCTCCAAGACGGCAACGGCGACTTGGCCGTGGTGAATCGTCGCCTCGTTTTGTTGGCCACCGACAAGAACTGGCAACAATGGGTCATCCCCATCGACGGCTACGTGCATGACAGCGAGTGCCCAGACGCTACCGTCGTGAGCATCGATGCGTCACAGCTGGCGATGATGAAGCAAAGCATTGCCACAGCGCAAGCGATGGCGGACAAAGCCTACGCCAAAGCGGTCAACGCCGAAATCGACGCCGATGGCACCACGTCCGCAGTCAAGGCGCTCCAAGCACAGATGGCCACAATGCAAACCCAAGTGAATGCGCTGCTCACACCAGCGCAAGTCGCCGACCTCGTGTGGCAGAAAATCAAGGACATCAACTATCTGTATCGGTTGGCGTTCTTGGCATGGCCAAAGCAGAACCCCGATGCGGACATCGATGCCTATGTCGATGATCTGGTGGCACTGATTCGCAAGGTGAAGTGATGCGGTCACAGGATTACAACCTCAAGTCAATGAGAGAAAAGTTCAAAAGCCAAGGACTTTTCTACACACCGCCCGAGCTGGCAGAATGGTTAAAAAGTCTGATACCACCAAAACCACGTCGGGTCTATGATCCGACGTGCGGTCGTGGTTCCTTGCTCAGTGTGTTTGCCGATGATGTGGCAAAGTATGGTCAAGATATCGACGCCGATGCCATCGCTGATGCAACGTACAACCTAACCAACTTCCGTGGTGCAGTCGGTGATGTCCTGCAAAGTCCTGCATTCATCGAAGAACGCTTTGATGCCATTGTGGCCAATCCGCCGTTTTCGATTCGCTGGCAATCGACACATGACGGTTACTTTGCATTTGCGCCGACTGTGCCAACGGACAGTCGTGCCGACTATGCGTTTCTTATTCATATTCTCTGGATGCTCGATGACGATGGTACGGCAGCAGTCATTAACTTTCCTGGCATTGCATATCGTGGTGGTCGAGAATACACACTGCGTCGCTGGATGATTGAGCAGAATGTTATTGACCATGTTATCCATATTCCCAGCAACACATTTACCGACACTGCCATTGCGACAATTTGCATTGTGTTCAAAAAAGGACGTCAGCGAACCGACATTACATTCACCGACCGCGAGCATGGCATTACTCGAGAAGTTCCATTTACTGAAATCGTAGAACGTGACTTCACATTGTCAGTGCAATCGTATATCCAACAGGAAATCGAAAAGCCTGTCGTTGACACCATTGCACTTGAAGCTGATGCACGAGCAAAGGCAATCAAAAAAGTGCGTGACGAATTGCGCATGAGTTATCTCATCAGTCAAATCGAAGGATGGCCATTCGACGACTTTGTTGATGCGATGCGACGTGCAATCGATGAAACGGTCCAAGAACTACGCACACAAAATCCGATGGGACTGTGAGGGGTGTACAAAAAGCCCTTGACAGCATGGCCACAATAAAACTATGGAGGCACTATGTCATTTGTCGCTGACGTTCGCCAGTGGAAATCCGTCGCCGAATTCACCGCGCACCTCGCCGTGCATAATCCTGCCATCGCTCCATGGGCGCATGGTGTGGTGCTCCATCACACATGGGCGCCGACGATGGGACAGTGGCGTGGTGCGATGACGATGCGCTCGATGCAACGCTACTACCAGCGCCTTGGCTGGGACCGAGGTCCACACCTCTTCATCGCCGTCGGTGCACAGAACCCCGACGATGACGGCATCTGGCAGATGACCCCGTTGAACGAGCGAGGCATCCACGCCGGCACAGCGAACTCGTGGGCGTGGGGTATCGAGGTCGTCGGCAACTACGATGTGCAGTCGTGGTCGCCAGCGATGGCCGACATGGTGCGAGGTGCGACGCTGGCACTAATGAACTGGAAGGGCATCGGGGTCAGTCGCCTCACATTGATTGGCCACCGTGAAGTGCCCAGTCCAAAAACATGCCCAGGGCGATTGATTGATATGAACGTAGTACGACGATTATTCGCAGAAGCACAAGGAATGCAATGATGGAGTCACTCGAGGTTAAACTCGCACGGGTCGAGGAGAAAGTTGACCAAGTGCTGCGCCGTCTAGAGTCTGGCGACAAGCGCTTCATGGAACTCGACGCACGGGTATCGGAGTTAGAACGCAAGCTCACTGGCTACGCCTACGTCATCACGGCGATTGCCTTCATCGTGCCGCTGGCACTACGCTACATCGGAGGATAGTATGAAACCGTGGTATGAATCGAAGACCATCTGGATTAACATGTTGACCGTCGCCGTCGTGCTCATCACCTCGATGACGTCATGGCCACAAATGCAAGCGTACGGCGCACAGCTGGCAACGGCGCTCGCCGTCGTCAATGTGCTGCTTCGCTTGATTACCTCGGAGGCAATCGGTGACAAAAACGACGAAATCGACCGCTAAGCCCAACGCCGGTCAGCGCAACGTCATCGTCAGGAACGAGGCAGTGCAAGCGCTGACCGACATCAAAGTCAAAGAGTTGCTCGATGCCGTGGAGACACTGGGCATCGTGCATCATGCCTGCCAAGCAATCGGTGTGAGCAACGCCATGGTGTATCGCCAGATTGCCAAGGACCCAACCTTCGCCGACCGACTTCGTGCGGCATCGGCCATCGGCACCGCACGACGGCGTGACTACCTTGAGAGCCTCGCCTACGAGATGGCGACCGCGAATCCGACCATGGTCATGTTCTTGCTCAAGCGCGAAGACCCGTCATACAGGGAATCGTACAATGTCAATTCGACCTCTCAGCCTACCACCTACGAAATCGACCTCGGACTCCCTGAGAATCCGACACCAATCGCAGACGTTACCCCAAAGACAATTCTGGAGTAGCGCTGCACGGTTTCGTCTGTTCGTCGGTGGTCGTGGCAGTGGCAAGACAAGGGCGGGCGCCATTGAGGCACTCCGCCAACCCGAAGGCAGCACAGGGATGATCGTGGCCCCAACGTACCCCATGCTTCGCCTTGGTGCGATGGAGACGATATTGAAACTCGTCGCCCAAGCCGGCATCGCCACGTCATGGAACAAATCAGAGCTTGAGCTTCGCCTCCTCGGCGACCGTCGCATCATCTTTCGCAGTGCCGACAACGCTGACCGCCTTCGTGGTGCCAACGTCGGCTGGCTGTGGCTCGATGAGGCGGCGATGATGAGCGACGACGTCTGGCCACTGTCCATTGCGACACTTCGTGAATCACCTGGCAAAGCGTGGGTCACCACGACGCCACGTGGCAAAGACTGGGTCTATGACCTCTTCACCATGGGCGGCGCTGAGTACGATGTCACTACCTCGAAGAGCACTGACAACGAATTCTTACCAGCGCACTTCATCGACACGCTCAAGCAATCGATGACGAGTGAGATGTACCGCCAAGAGGTCGATGGCGAATTCATCGACCCCAGCGGCGCGCTCTTCAAGCGCCAGTGGTTCAGCGTGGTGGACAGCGCACCGCTTGGGCTGAAGTGGTCGAGGTATTGGGACTTGGCCGCATCGACGAAGCAAAGTGCGGACTACACCGCATCGGTGCGGGTGGCACTGCATGACGGCATCGTCTACATCGCCGACGGCATCCACGTGAAAGCGGAGTGGCCAGATGTACGCAAGATTATCACCACCACGATGCGCACCGAGGCGGACACGACGCACGGCATCGAGGAGGCACTGCATGGACTGGCGGCGGTCCAAGACCTTCGTCGTGACCCACTACTTTCTGGAGTGACATTCAAGGGAATCAAGGTGGACAAAGACAAGGTCAGTCGTGCCATGCCATGGGCGGCCAGAGCCGAGGCGGGCACGGTGCGCATCGTGCGTGGCGAATGGGTCAAAGCATTTCTCGATGAGGTCGTGGCGTTCCCGAGTGGTGGCCATGACGACTACGTCGACGCAGTGTCAGGAGCGATGATGATGATGAGTAAACCGAAGTTCGACTGGGGGTGGACACAGTGAGCCTGAATATTCCTGGATGGCTGCAAAGCCTGAACCGTAGTGGGCGCATCGCCACTGCGAGCGATGCCTACGAAGTGGTGCCGATGTTGTACCGCGCGGTGAACCTGCGATGCGATGCGATCAGCACAGTGCCGTACACACTGACCCGCCGAGGTGAGACCGTGGACTGGCCATGGCGCCAATCGGTGAGTGAACTTATCCGTGCCACGGAGCGGTCAATGCTACTCACGGGTGGCGCATACTGGTACAAAGTGACCAAGGGTCGCACGATGACCGGCTTCGTGGTGCTGAACCCGACCACCATGGTCGTCGGCTTCGAGCCAACTGCGGCCACACTCGAAGACCCGTACAGCGGTGCGCTCTTCACGCAGTCGCAGATGGGCAAAGTGTACGGACCGTGGACCATCAACGAGATTGTCTACTTCAGAGAACCGTCGTACCGTGACGACATTCGCCCAGGTCTCGCCCCTGCTGCCGTCGCCTTGCAAAGTGCACAGCTGGGTCACTACCTCGAGCGCTTCACCTCAGCGTTCTTCGAAGGCGGTGCACAGCCCGTGATGGTGATGAACCTACCCGAAGCGATGGACGATGCGGAGTTCGCGCGATTCCGTGGTGACTTCTCGCAGCGGGTCAACGGTGTGGCCAATGCGTTTCGCAGTCTCTTTGTGCGCACCCAAGAAATCAAGGTGCAGAAAATCACGCCGGACATCAACACCATGATGTTGCCAGAGTTGCAAGAGCGGGTCATCACCTCCATCGCCATGACCATGGGTGTACCTCGTACCATGCTCGAAGCCAGCGCCGCCAACTACGCCACGGCGGACTCTGACCGCCAAAGCTTCTGGCGTGAAACCGTCGTGCCTCGCCTCGGACTCTACGAGCAGGTGCTGAACAATCAACTCCTCGGACCCATCGGCTATGAAATCCGCTTCGACCCTGAGAAGTTGGACGTCATGCAAGCCGACGAAGCCGACCGCGCCGACTCACTGCTGAAGCTGACACAGGCTGGTGTCGCACTGCCAGACGCCATGCGTATCCTCGGCTACGACAACGTCGATGAGATGTTCTTGACCCCAACCGTCGAGGCGCCATTGGCCGAGCTTCCCCAAGAGGCAACGCAACCCGCAGCGGACATCATCGCTGAGCCAGCGCTGTTGCCAGACACCAAGGCGATGCGCCAAGAACACTGGGGACTGCTGACAAAAAAACTTGAACGTCGCATCAAAGCGGGGAAGTCACTCCGGTGCACTTTCGAGAGCGACGTCTTGACCGCTGATGAAGTCCATGCCGTTATGGCCAGAATCGAGGACGGCATGACGGTGCACGATGTGCAGCACGTCGTCGCCGAGGTCAAAGCCGTCGATGATATGACCGACGATGAACGCCGTATCTACAACGACCTCATCGGAGAATTCCGCAAACGTGGTCAGTCGTGGACACGCAAGATTATGCGTGGCGAAGACGTTGACCCAACCTTGGCAGACGTCGTTGCGCCAACGCTGAACCGAGAGCTGACTCGTGTGGCAGGACAGCGCATCGACGAACTGGGCAACGACATTGGCGTGGTCGCCACCGATGCCACTAACGACCGCATCGTTGATTGGCTCGTGGACTACGTGCCAAAGGAAACACGACTCATCGACGCCACGACCGCAGAGCGCATCAAGAAGGTCATCGATGCCTATCGTCAGACCCCAGGCATGACCGCCGAAGACGTCGCAGCAATGTTGAATCCTTCGGTAGACCCAGCACGTGCGCTGATGATCGCACGCACCGAAATCGTCAGGGCACAGACACAGGCAACGAACATCTACCAAGGCTATCTCAAGGAGCGTGGGCTCAACTACGTGCGCATCTGGGTGACGGAACGTGATGACCTTGCATGTCCAATCTGTGGACCACTCGATGGCAAACCCGAGTCAGAATGGGCAGGCATTGAACCGCCAGCACATCCGAATTGTCGTTGTGCCATCGCCATGCGATTGGTCAAGGAGTAACGATGGCAACCGAAATCGAAGTACTTGGCCGAGTGACCACCGGTGCCATCCTCGAAGCGTGTCGCACCGTCACGCTGGCATATGCGCAAAGTGTGCAAGGCATTTTGCTCACGGACAAGCCACCGCCCCCAGCACCTGGGTCAATGCAATTTGTCAGTGACCGCCAGCGCAAATTCGTGATGGCAAACATTCGCAAAGGATCGATCACGGTGCCCTACGTGCGTGGTCGTGGCAACAAACTGCGAGGAAGTCAAAGCCTCTCACAGTCATACCGCACCAACCTCGATGGTGACGAAGCGGTGTTGACCTCGTCGGCATCCTACGCCAACTACGTGGTCGGCGACCAGCAAGCACCGATACACCAAGGGCGCTGGACGACGGCACGCCAAGCCGCCGAACAGATGAAGCAAAGTGGCGACCTGCAATACATCGTGGACAAAGTTTTTGCGGAGGTGCAGTAATGCCCTATCACATCGAAGAGAGCGCTGGCCAATACTGCGTGTACAAAGACGGCGACAACACGCCGATGCAGTGCTACGACAACGAAGCCGACGCCGATGCGTACCTCACGGCGCTCACCATCGCCACCGCAGACGAGGTCAAGGCAGAGTCGTTCACACCGCCAGCCACCGTGGCCGACAATGCTCGCATGGCACTCGAGGTCAGGGCATCGAAGCCACCGTCACAGCGTGGCATGACGAGCATCGGCATTGCCCGCGCATCGCAGTTGGCCAATCGACGACCGGTCAGCATCGACACCATCGAGCGCATGGTGGCGTACTTCGACCGCCACGAGGTGGACAAAGACGGTGCGACGTGGAGTGAGCAGGGCAAGGGGTGGCAAGCGTGGATGGGCTGGGGTGGTGACGAAGGCAGGGCATGGGCAAATCAGATTATGAAGGAGTATGAAATGAGTGAGACCAAAGAATCGTACAAAGCAAGCCGTCGTCACAGCGAAGCGGACATGAAACTCATCCGCAGCGCTCGACGCATGGCCAGTGAAATCGTGAAGTCGATGCACTTCCTCGGCGACGACGGTGAAGATGCCATGGTCATGGACGAAGAGCCCAAGGCGATCAAGGCTATCGAGATGGGCGCCGAGTTCAACACCCGCCAGCGCATGATGGTGTCGTCACTTGTCGAAGTGACGCACGAAGCCGGTAAGTTTGACACAGGCGTCGGCGCCAACGGGGCGCACTACATGCCTGCCGAGCAGAACCCCTTCGTCGCACAGGGCATTGCCTGTGAGCACTGCTTTTTCTACCAGCCAACGATACTTGAGGGCATGGGACAGTGCGCCATCGTCGAGGGCATGGTCGAAGAGTACGGTGTGTGTAAGCTGTGGATAATTCCCGAAGACACCATCATCATGGAGACCGTCGAAGCCGAAGCCGAGATGGTCGAAGATGCCGAAGACGACGACATGATCGAAGAGGGCATGGCATCCGAGGGGGGTGTACAAAAAGCCCTTGACAATAGCGCAACAATGGAAGTAAGCGATGCGGCCAAGATGCTGGCACGTCGATTGCTGGGGAGAAACTGATGGACTTTGTCAAATCCTTCGGCGGCGGTGTCAAAGCCGTTGCAGACTATACGATTCGTGGTCGTGGCGTCGTGTACGGCGGTGAAGACCTCACCGGCGACACGTTCACCAAAGACACGGACTTCGGCGACTCTCGCCCCTTCATCGGCATGCCCGTCTACTACGACCACAGCCTCGGCTCAATGCGTGGCCAGATTGGCACGGTCAAGGCGTGGATGCCCGACGACGACGGCATCGACGTCGAAATCGAACTCGACCGTCGCAACAAATACATTGACGACGTGATGAAGTTGGTCAAGTCGGGCGCCCTCGGGCTTTCGACGGGTGCACTCAGTCATCTCGTTGTCCGAGACGGTGGCGAAGTCAAGCGCTGGGTCGTCGGTGAAATCTCACTGACGCCAACGCCAGCCGAGCCCAGAACCCTATCCGCAGTCAAGCGCCATGAGGACACGGTGTCGAGCGATGCTGGCACCACGTCAGGCGATGACCATACATCAGCATCACAGCAAGGAATCACACCTACCATGTCAGACATCAAAGACGCAGTCAAAGCCGCCATCAATGAATTGGCCGGCGAACCCGTCGCAGGCGGCACCTTCGTGCCAGCCCCACAGCCCACCGTGAAGTCCATCGCCGTCGATAACGACGAAGACCCCTTCGCCTCACGTGACTACGAGCGTGCCTACAAGAGCCTGATCCGTGGCACCGCCACCGACGACTCCATGCGCATTCTTCGCAACGCCTCAGCCGTGGCATTCAAGACCATGACCGAAGGCACCAACAACAATGGTGGCTTCACCGTTCCCACCACGGTCAACCGTGACATCGTGGCACGCCGTGACGACATGTCACTCCTTGGCCAGTTCGCCTTTACACGGGTGACGACTGAGTCATGGAAGCACATCATGCCCGCACAGAGCACCAAGGCGACCCCAGGGATTGTCGGCGAAGGCGTCACCGCCACTGCCAGCGAGCCAAACTTCGCCAACTCGAAGACCATTCAGCTGTACAAAGATACCCTCGAATTCGCCTTGTCCGATGAGTTGCTCAGCGACACATCGAGCAACCTCGAGCAGTTCTTGCAGGTGGAAATCGCGCGCGCCATGGCCGTGTCCGCCAATAGCTACATCATCCTCGGCACCGGCAGCGGTCAGCCCTACGGCTTGGTGACTCGTGTGACCAACTCGGTCACTCTCAGCGCCACCGCATACACCAACGCACAGGTCGTCGCACTCAGCACCGCCGTCAATGGCAACTACCTGCAAAACGGTGAGACGGGCTGGATCATGCGCAACGCCACCTGGGGCGCTATCCGCACCCTCGACCTGACCAACTACCATCCGTTGACCATGATTGAAAACGGCGTACGCAAAATCGAAGGCTGGAACGTCGCCCTCAGTGAGAGCGTTGCGGCCATCGGTACAACCAACAAGTCGAGCTACTTCGGGAACTTCGCCTACTACGCATTCTGTGAGCGCACCTCGGGTGTACAGATTGACCGCTGGCGTGACGTGCGCACAGGCATCACGTACATCGTTGCGTCATGGCGCTACGGTGGCGACGTGACCCAGCCCGAAGCCTTCGCCGTCGGTACACACGCCTAAGAATGACCACGGGGGCGGCGATTTGCATCGCCGCCTCTGACGAGGAGATGCCACATGGAAATCCAACTGATTCATCGTCTTGTCCACAGTGATGGCAATGTGCACACCGTGTACGAGCCTGGCGATATCTACGAGTGCAGCGCCGCCGATGCGCAGATTCTCATCGAGCAGGGCAGTGCCGTCGCACTCGAGGAAATCAAGACCGAAAAGCCAAAGCCGAAGAAGGTGTCATAGTGGCGTACATCACCGCAACCGACCTCAAAAACTACATGAAGATTTCGGGGAGCTCCGATGACACCCAGCTGGCACTCTTTGCAGACCGTGCCCAGCATGTCGTTGACAGCTACACGCACCGTGTCTTCGAGTGGGCAGGTGCAGGGACGGTGAAGAAGTTCACGCCAGTGTCGTACCTCGACGGCGGCGACCTCTATGATATGTACACGCTGTCCCTTGGGCTGAATGAGTGCTTTGAACTCACCAGCATCACCAACGGCGACGGTGTGGCCATATCGACCAGCGACGTCGTGTTGTTGCCACAGAACATCACGCCGAAGTACGCCGTTCGCATCAAGAGCAGTGCCAATGTCACATGGACGTACACGACGACCATCGAAGAGTCCGTCAGCGTGACGGCGAAGTGGGCGTACAGTGCCACACCGCCGGCGGACATCGTGCAGGCTGCACTCCGCATCGGTGCATATCTGTATCGCCAGCGTGACGGCACGCCAGACAGCGACCGTCCCATCGTGTCCGCCGATGGCGTCGTCTTGTCGGCGCCACGGATTCCCTCGGACGTCCTCGAGTTACTGCGACCGTATCGGCGGAGGTCATAGTGGGCAGTCAACTCTCCACCATCGTCACCGCCATCGCTGGCATGACCATCACGGGATACCCCTATGATGTCCACGTTGGCGATGAGATGCGCAATCACTTCGACATCGCCAATGTGCCGTGCCGAGTCATCAATGCCATCGGCTTTTCATCGTCTATGACCAAGGTCAACACCTTTGGTTCTGGCCACGTCATGACGACGGAGTGGACGAT